ATCTTTTTGATAAAGCAATAGACTCTTGCTGTTCACGCAAAGCTTGTTCTTTTTCTCTACGTTCATCGTGCCAAACTTTTTTAAGTTGTTTTAACTTTTGCTTAACACCGTCATCATATTCTTCTAACTCGTCATTATCTAAGTCTTCCACAATATGTTTGGGCATAGGTTGACGACCGCGATCTTCTTCCGGTGTGTCGTCTTCTATTTCAATCTCTACATCATAAGAGTCATTTTCCACTTCATCTGGAAATTTATATTCATCATTAAATTGTGCTGACATGGACTGTTCCTTATTTACGTTTAATGCCACGAGGGTCTAAAACAACTGCTTCTGGAGTATCATCATTAATAAGACGAAACTCTTTACCATGTATATCTATTCGAGAGCCCGCATTAGGTCTAACAAGAATAAAGTCTCCTACTTTGCACCAAGGCCCACTTGGAAATCTTGAGCTATCTTTATAAGCATCAGGGCCTACCGCAACTACAAAAAGAACTGTTGCTAAGACCTCGTCATGCCTAACAGTCATATCAGCTTTAATAATGCCACTGTCATACTCTTTTTCGACATCTGGAACGGCACATAATATGTGGTATCCTGACGGTGTGGGTAATTGTGTTGCTTTCTCTTCAGCACTTGCCTCTAAATCAATCGCGCCAACTACCTGCGGATTGGAAGGGTTTGTGCCTACCAATATTTTTTGTACCGTTTTAGTCATCTGAGTTTTCCATTTTATTTTTAAGGTCTTTTACTATATCTCTAGCAAAGAGTAGACCTCGAACCTCTCCGCAGAGTCTTTTATACTCATCAAAGGTGTCTGGGCGACCCGATGTAATCGCCTCGTTTACATTTTGTATTTGCTCGTTTATTTGAAAAGTAATTACCTCAAACGCATCCATTATTCACCTTCTATTGGTTTATTTTGTTGCCCACGATCTAGTGCATTTTGCATACCTTCATGAGCAAGACGAGTATCATGTTGGCGTTTTTGCTCAGTCAATTGAGCGGCTGTTTTCAAAGTGTTAACTTTTGTATCGATGGCAACTCTTTTATTTTCAGCTGTAAGTTTTGCCGCTTCTGTCAATGCCTGTACTTTTAATTTACTTGCATCATTTGTTTTAGTCGCTTCAAGTTTAGCCGCATTAGTTAAAGCCGCTACTCTAGTTTGTTCCGCAGCGGTTTGTTGTTGAGCTTGGATACGCTCTCTTTCAATCTGAAGTTGTTGCATTTTTATTTGCGCATCAGTTTGATCTTTTTGAGCTTTTCGTTGTTGCTCTTGCTGTTTGAGTTGCAACTCTTGTTGTTGCATTTGAACAAGCGGGTCTTGAGCTTGCTGTTGCGCTTGTTGTTGAGCAGCTTCACCTTGATTCTTTTGCAATAACTGTTGAGCCGCTTGAGCTACCAATGGTGCTAATCTAGCTTCAACTTCGGGATTCATGTGTTGTTCTTCTCCAGACTCATCTTTTTGCGCAGGGAGATTGAATCCTAATTGCTGTTCGATTTGTATACGATATTCAAACCCTAAATGTTCAGCAATATGCGCTTGAGCCAATGCCGCTATTTGAGGAGCAGCAGGGTTGCTTTGAAGTAGTTGCTGTATTTTAGGGTCTTGCATCGCAGCCATGTGAACCGCAATATGAGCCTTATGATCTTGCGCTACAAACGCCTTAACAGGTTTCATAGCTAACATATTTTGATTTTCTGTAACAGGATCAGTTGGTTTTTGATCCTCATCCATAGGTATTAACTTATGCGCTTCTTTAACGCCCAACACATCTAACATCTGCCTATGTAATAACGGCATGTTATAAATTTGAGGAGCAGACTGAGCCAGTTGGAGAACCGCTTGGTACTGTACAATTTTTTGAGCCATTGTAGAGGCATTAGGGTCAGATACAGGTATAACTTCAACCATATCATAATCTGATTTTTTAGCCCTTCTGTTGCCCACTTCTGGATCATACTCATAATCTTCAGGAGTATATACAGCAATAATGCCTTTAAGTAGCCCTAGTTCTTGTTTAAAGGCGTAATGAACTCTAGCCATGATAGCTGACATGGCTTTAGTATTTCTTTCAAGAATTGCAAGTGTAGTTCCTACAGGAGCTTGCCCTGACATATCGGATATTTGTAAGTCCGCCGCATTAGCAAACCGTCTACCCTCATCAATAATTTGACCTAACAAAGTCATTAATGTTTGGCTTGGTTCTTTATATGGTAAGGGCACAAAATTGTCCCTCATTGTGCCTGATGGAACATCTACATCTCGCCACTCACCGGGAGCGATTGGCGTATCATCGCCTTTTACTCTCATCCCTCTGGTTTTAAACCCCCCCGGTAAATTAGAGAGCGTGCCCGCGTCAACAAGTTGTCTAATGAGAGATGTGCCAGACTTAGCGAAAGCACCGACAAGATGGATAAGCCCAAAACAGTAAAACCCAAAACCAGGAACGTAGCCATAATGCACAAAATGCTGCCGCTTTTTATATAACTTATCATCTTGCTCCCAATTTCGCCTAATAGAAAGAATGGTGCTTGTTCCTTTTTCAATGGTAACAACATAGGGTAGGGCAATTCCTGTAAATTCACCGTCTTCTTCATGTTCAAATCCTGGCAGGTCTAAGTCAACGTGCATTTCTAAAATCTTATACCGATCATCAGAGGTTGCTCTAAAACCCATCTTTTCAGCAATTTTCTTTTCAACATCATCCAATGTGTTGCTCGGTTCACCAAGATCAACATCACTGTAAAAACCTGCGACTTGTAGTCTACGTAACTCATTTTCTGTTTTACGCATCACATGTGTTACGCGTTCTGCTTGTTCTAAATTCATCGCCCCATAAGGCACGACTAAGTCCTCCGCTGGAACAAATACAGATACTTGTCTATCCAGATGTGGATCGAAATATACTTTTTTAAAAGCATTACCTGACATACCTAATCCCCAAAGCATACGTTCATGCTCAGGTCTAAACTCGTCCATTACATCAGTTAACTGATAGTTCATATCATCTTGAACACGAGCTGCTGAATCTTTTTTATCTTGCGTTTCTTTGCCTATAATCTGAGTTCGTACAGGACCCGCTGCTGGAAAAGAGGACATCATCGTTTCAGCTTGAAACTTAACAATTGCTTCAGATAAAAGTGGATGATACACACCACAAGCACCTTCCCAAGGTTCCGATCTTTCCTCGATCTTCATACCCAGCAGTTCTATGCCGTCAGTATATGTCGTTATCCAATCTTTTCTTGAAGCAATATCATCATCAAAATCAGCGAGCAGCTCTCCTGCCAGCATTTGAAGTTCGGAATCACTTAGATATTCAGCCAAGTTATCATTAAACGAATCATCCTCACGATCAGGCATTAGATCAATCTCGATTCCACCAATGCTCATAGTCACATCGTCTGGGTTTTCGATCTCAACCTCAAGGTCAGGTTCTGCTCCTGCTAAACTAGCTATGCCTTGTGGAGCAGGGTTCATACTTTTATCTATCATTTATGCGTCCTATTAAACTTTATAGTAAGTTCCAGTTAATAATTGCTCAGCTACTCGCTCTGCGCGTTCAGGTGTTTGTTTCGCCCACGAACTATCTAAGGCGTGTGCTTTTGCAGCTACCCAATCGGATCTTTCCAGCGCATTAAGCATTAGTTTAAATTTCATAACCCCATTAACACCTAATTGAAAACACATATTAATAACCGCATCTCTCCTAGCGGGATCTAATTTAGTATTGGCTAACCAAACAAAATTAAGTTGTGTAATTGTATCGTTAAGGTCACGATCAAAAATAAGATCACATACCTGATCACTAATTATATCTGGGATGCGTTGACCGTTAAACGCAGGTTTGACATCAAGGTTATGACCAATACCAATGGTTTTATGTCCCATAGAGCAGGTATAGGCTTTTAATCGCCTACCTTCTTCAAACTCTAATTGTTGTTTCAGATTCATTTGCAATTAAATACTTGTCTAGTTGGAGTAGAGTTCTCAGGAGTGCAATATAATTCCTTACCTTTTGTGGTGTTCTCTATCTTATCTTTAGCATGGCTTTCAGCGATAGTCTGATACTGCATATTAATCGTAGAATCAAGACCACCTTGGGCTAATGCACAAATATGATCGACTATGTACCCTTTACGACCATGAGGATAACCTTGTTGCACATCAAATTGATGCTTAACTGCAGGGCTTCTACATGTAGACGCTTTTGCTTCTGCACCAACAAGTAAGCCTATAGCGCCGACAATCAGACACATCAGCATGGCTCTAACTAAATCATAAGGTTCTAGGCTCATACTAATTCTGGTCGGTTTGATACGTTAAGTTCATTAGTAACTACGTTACCAACCTGCTGGGCAACTTGTCCTAGTATTGGGTTTTGCGCGTACGTGTATGCAACACCTAACTCGATTAGAAGATTGATAATATTTTTAGCAATGGGTTCTATTAAATCATCAAAAATAATATCAAGATCGGCCAATACTTTAGCTCGTTTATCTTTGCCAGTAGCGCTTGGCATTGCTGCATTAGTTCGTTCAATTTCACTAACAATTCTTGCAAATACATTCCCATGACCTATTAAGTCTACAAAAGTTGATATTGCTGCTGCTTCTATTTGACTACCGACTGACATATCGCCACCTCTTTGCAATTGATTTTAAACATTAACCCTGTGTGATTAATTATAGTTTGTTCTGTTACACCATTATCGTATATAGGAAATACCGATGGGCTGCAAGTAAAATTTGTACAGGAAGTCATTAATACTCCACACATCCCCACCAATAGTTTTATATAACACTTCATGCCTTAGTAGTAGCTAGCCTTTCTTCTATATGACCAAAGGTCGTCATCCATATCTTTATCTTTAGCAGAACTAATAAGCCCCCCAGAACGAAACCTAGATAATGCTAAACTGACAGCGTCAACAAAATCATCGTTACGACCAGAAGGAAATGACGCTACCTCATTAATAACCTCGTCCGCCCAACGTGTAGCAGGAGCCCATACTTTACCTGAGGCAAATATATCCGATATAGCGTTAAGCCTAGAAATTTTATCCTGTCCACGAGAGGGAGTAAACTCCTGCGCGGGTATGCCCATGCGTCTAAGCTCATATATAAGGGGCGCTCCAGATGCTTTTTTCTCTATTATTATCCCATCAGGCTGCCATTCTTCGTACATCTCTAGCGTTTTAATTTTTAAATCAGGAAACTCAAGCCTATCCCGCCATGCCTCCAATAAAATTAAGTTAGGCTGATCTCCATCTTCTGGATTACTCCAAACCCCAAAGATAACAATGGCACTATAATCAGCACTTGTTTTCTTTTCAAACGCTGTATCCATGGACATAAGTACATAGTCACAGGGTGGAGGGTCTTTTTTAGGCCATTTTTGCCACCACTCACGTTTAACAATCGCTGTGACTTCCGATGTGGGTTGTTGTTGATACTGAGCTTGCCATTTACCTACTGGAATTTCAGCTTTGACAGCTTCTAGCTCTTCTATGCTCCAAAATTCAGGCCATAGCGGTCTACCACTGGGCATTATTGCAGGGAACTCCACCACTTCCCATTGATCCCCACCATTTTTAGCAGAGTGATCTAATATTTGCCCCGTTAAATCCGCGAGACTCCATCGAGTATTATGACTAACTATCCCATTAGCAATAAAGTTTTCAGTACGATCCACTTCAACGTCAAATACCTCTTCTTTGCCCGCATAAGTAATACTAACTATTGGGTCTGTCGTGAAGTCGGAGGTACGCTGCAGCACGTTCGAGAACATCTGCTGTCTTTCCATAACCGACTGCAAGGTTGCAATTGTTGCAGAGTAGCCCCCTGACTTTCCCAGTATCGTGGCAATGGTCGATGCACAATTTACCATTCCAGTGGGCCCTTGTATTTTCTGCAGAAGGTAGCTGCCCGCAAACATCACACTTGTTGTCGCGTTCTTTAACCATTTGATTATACACTTCCACAGTAATACCATATCTATGCTTAATACGTCTTGCCCTATTTCGCTCGGGTGTTGGTTTTGCTGGCGGGTATTTTTTTGTGTAGCAGGAGGCGCATAATCCTTTAACCCTTGTTGGTTTTCCACAGGGGCAATTTGCCCCTTTCCATTTTCCGTGATACCCAATTGGGTGGTAAGGCGCGTCAGGATTCTTTTTATGATAACACTCTCTAGCTTGGCACGGATGACACATCCCAGGTTTAGTTTGTGATCTTGCGGGTCTTGTGCAGCCTTCGTTGCTACAAGCAACATTCCTGGTTTTAGCGATCTCAGTCTTGTCCATTCTAACACTCCTTCATTAAGCACAAGAAACGGATGTCTCTCATTTGCACGAAGAATTATACCAGATTGTGTTTGTATTGTGTATATAGAATCAATACCACTTGACCGCCAATTGTTGATCTTACTTACACTTAATTTACCTTTATCAAATGTAGCTACTTTATCTCCAGCACGTATATCTTTTAGTTGCGTATTTGTGCCATCTGCCATTAGCACGTTAGTGTCCCCCGTCATACACATAACGATAATTATAGCCCCCCCAGGCTGTAACCGCTGCCTTGGCCCTGATGAGTACCAACTAAACACCTTATCGTAAATTTCAGGGTTGTACTGGGCTATTACCGCATCGCCTTCCGAATGAGGATCGTCAATAATGAGCAAATCAGCACCCCTACCAGTAACGGTACCGCCAACACCAGAAGCAAAATACTCACCATTAAAGTTAGTATTCCACCTACCCGCCGCCTTGGAATCGGTGCGGAGTTCCACCTCTGGAAATATTCGTCTATATTCATCTGAGTTTACCAAGTTACGTACTTTACGACCAAACCCTTCAGCTAACTCGCCTGTATTACTAATCTGCATAATCTTTTTTTTAGGATACTGCCCTAAAAACCACGCTGGAAGCAGATAAGAGGCAAATTCACTTTTTGTATGTCTCGGCCCTAAGTTAATAATAATGCGCTTTTTTTCGCCACGAGCAACCGCTTCAAAGAGTTTAGCTATGCGCTTATGATGTGAACCGCTAATAAAGTCAGGCCACACTGAGTTTACAAAGG